GAACGTTTTGTGATCCGTCTAAGTCACCCATATCTAAAACTTTCACTTGGTTCATATCGTTCAACAATCCTGTTGCAAAGTACAAGTTAGATTTTTGAGAAAGTAAAGCAGTGTTAGAAGCTAATCCGTTAGCCAAGAAGATACGAACTCCATCAAAGTACAAGTCAGTTAAAACTTGGTTTGTTCCTTTGTTGTCATATCCGTTAGCACCTACTCCAGCAGCAGCAAAACCACCCAAAGCACGTACATAAGCACGGTAGATGTTGTTAGATACATAAATGTTCAAGTCTTCTTTTCCGTAGATAGCAGCAGGACAAGCATCAACAATTTTACCTAACTCAGCAACAACGTTACCAGCATTAACACCACCACCAACTGCAGCGATTTCTTGTGCAGATGGTAAAGCAGCATCAGTAGTTAATTGTGTCATAATACCTGCGAACTGACCTGCAGTTGCGTTAACTCCTGTCCAAATAGATGTTTCCATTGCAGCAGCAACTTTCTCAGCAGCGTGTGCCAATAAGAAATCTGTAAAGTTTTTCGGCATTACTTCAAATGCTGAATAACCCATTGCGATAGCTTCCCAATCGGAAACGAAATCTTTTTTACACAATTGTAAGTTAACTTGGAACTCTTCAGGTTGAAGGATTTTCTCAGTTAAAGTAATTGTACTTGTGGGGTCAAAATCACAGGTAGCATTGGCGATAATTGAATCTGTAGCTACACGTTTGATAACTTGTTTAAATTTCACATTAGGAACGATAGTGATACCACCTTTGTCCAATGTTGGTGCAGACAATAAAGCTGCTGCGATGTACTTACCTGCAAATTCTCCTGCGTAAGTAGTTGTAATTGATGTTGTAGTTGCCATTTTTTAAAAATGTTTGTTAGTTAATATTATTTGTTTAATTTTTCAAAGATTGAATCCATTGTTGTACGGTTACCTTTTTTAGCGTAACGGATGTTTTCAATGATATTCGTGTTTTCAGGATTAAAGCTGATAGGTTTAGGCTCTTCTGAAAGTTCGGTTACCTCTTCTGTAACTACGTCAACTTTAGAAAGCAATTCCAATTTAGCTTTCAATTCAATATTTTCGTTTTTAAGTGCTTCGATTTCTGAGAAGAAAGTTTCTTTAACGATAGACTCGATAGTTTTCTTAGCAGTTGGTGTTGTCGCTTCTGCTTCAACTTCAACTTCTACTTCTGATTCAGGAGCTTCTACTTCTGGAGCAACTTCTTCTTCAACTACTGCTTCTTTAACTTCTTTGATGATACCTTCAACTTCTACTACTAGGATCATTCCGCTTTCTAATTCGTATTCACCTATTGGTAAAGGAATTTTTTGCTCATCTTCCGTAACGATAAAAACCTCGTTATCCATTTCAAATGCGTCTGCTTCAAGAACCGTAACTCCATCCATCAACTTCATTTGCTCTAATTTCACTTCCATTCCTAAAAGTGATTTGATTTTGTTAATTGTGCTATTTTTCATTTTTCGTTTTTATTTACCTATTGATTTAACTGCATCTACTGAGTTTGTAATTGAATCATCAATTTGACTTACAAAACTATATGTTTCCATTAATTGCTTAAACGCAGGTAGCTCTTTGTAATTCACTCCTAAATCATTTGCTTGTTTAACTAATGTAGCTTGTAATCTATCCAGCACAGGAGTAATTTTTTTTGCGTATCCTTGATTAATTACTATTTGTTTATAAGCTGCATTTAAAGGAGCAATATTTTTTTGAACAGTTGCATCCAATTTGTTATAAGTATTATTGATTGCATTAATACTTTTATATTGATAAGCAATATCTTCAATTGTTCCTAAGTCAATTTTATGACTTGCTAACTCTGTAGCATTTCTCTCAATATCTGCTACTTTCTTAAATACTTCGTTTAATCCCATTGTTCTTTTTTTTAATAAAACGTTTATATTATAATTGTGTTGTATTTTATCCGTTCTGACGAACGATAGTTCTTGTTCCGCCATTAGTTGTTACGGAAACTGATTCAGTTCCTGTAGTAGCTCCTATGCCCTGTGCTTGTAGAGTTCCATCACAACATTTCTTAGAGTATGTTCCGTTTTCACATAGGCATCCTCTTTTACTTCCTGCTTTAGGAGAAGAATAACTTGGTGTTTTAAATTTGCTCATCTTGTATAATTATTTGTTTGATTTTTTCTAGTAAAATATCTTCTTCACTCATCATTGACATTTCTAACTTGTCAGCGAAGTAACCTTCAATACTGAATCCTTTTACTTTACCAGCTTTAACGTCACTCCAAACTTGCTCGTTGTTTACCTTCATTGATATCATCCAAGTTCCTTTTGGTAAATCAAATCCGTATTTAGCTGACTTGTCTAGTTTAGAATCTTCAATGATCCAACTTTCTACAACTGACATTCCTTCGAGTTTCTTGTCGTGTTCGTAGGTTGCGTTGTTTTGATTGGAGTTCATTAAAAATAACTCTGATGCTTGTCTTACCGTGTTTTCAGAGAAGTAAATATGGTATTCCTCTTTCGTCTTTTCGTTTACTCGGTAGATTTGTTTATTAGGAACTAATGCAGCTCCCATAAGAATCTTTTTCTCTGCGTCAATTTCTTTTAACTCTATTTCGTGTTTTGCTAAGGCAATAAAGTTTTCCTCTATGGCAGGAGAATGAACGACAGAAACTGCGTCAATTCCGCTTAATTCATCCTTTGAGTCAATTACTAATTCTATAATCTTCATAATATTTAAACGATTTATTGTACTAATGTTGCATTTTCTATTCTGTTTCTATCTAAACTTTGTGCAGTTGTCATATCTCCTGAAACCACATAAGCCTTTGTTGGAGTTTGTTGAAGTTGTGCTAACTGATTGATTCCTGAGTTGCCTACTACGTTGAAGTTTGGAGACATAACAGAAGTACCACCACTTTGATTTGTAACAGGAGTTTGATTACTGCTAGTATCGTTAGGAACTTTTACAGATGTAATTGCTTTGATGTTTTTAATACCTGCTGCAATGGCTAAACCTGCGTTGATTGGTGCTAATACAGGACCGACTACAGGAATACCTACAGTGGATGTATACGCCTTTTGTGCTGATAAAAACATTTGTATAGTTGCCTCTGCTACTGCCGCTGCTTTACCTGCTGCTGTTTGTTTACCAAATAGTTCTGATATCTTTCCTAATGTATCTGCTGTTGCTTCTAATGCCTCTAATGCTTGTGCTTTTTTTAATGCGTTAAGTTCTTTTTCACGATGCCACATACGAACACGGAGTTCTTCAACTCCTACAAGTTCTTTTTTAATTCCATCAGCTCTTTCCTTTTCGCCACCTACTACAACTCTTGTTTTTTCTTTCTCAAGTAATTCAAGTTTGTTTATTCCTTCAGTAAATAAGTCAATAGTTTTCTTTTCGTTTTCTTCTACCTTATCAACTTTTTCCGTAGTTTTCTCAACGTATTTAGTTCCACTATTAGTCAGTTTATCTACGTTTTTTGATGCATTGTTTGCTGCTGAACCATAGGCATTAAATCGTTTTTCAGCTGCTTCTAACTCCTTATTACTTTTACTAATTGTTTCGTTTGCTTTTGCTAATGTTTTATCTGCTTCTTCATTTAAGTTTACATAAGTTATAATTCCTTCTTCTAGTGTTCGTTTTTGTTTTCCTGCACCATCTTCAATCGCTTTATCTCTGTCTTTTTGCGCCTTTGCAATTTTTGCTCTTAACTCATCTTGCTTTTCAAGATTCTTAACAATAAATTCTTCGTTTTTCTGTAGTTGGTATTTTGCTTTTTGGTATTCTAAATAAGATGCTAATTCTTTATTTAATGATTCTTGGAATTTAGCTTCGTCTTTAATATTTTGTAAAGTAGTCCCGTATTGTCCGTTAATCTTTTTAATTAAATCAGCACGTTCTTTAGTTCCTTCGTTCGTGTTTTTAAGTCTTGAAATTAATGTTGCAAACTCACCTGATTCCTTAGCAATGTTTTGTCGTTGTTCTTTTGCTTGTTCTGCAATTACTTTTTGTTGCTCTGCTACTTTTGAAGATGCTCCAAACCAACTATCATAATTGGCAATTAATACTCCAACTGCAGTAATCAATAATCCAATACCAGTAACTGCAAACGCTTTACCTGCATTAGTCATTCCTTCAAATGCTCCTACTGCTACAGTTTTTAATTGAGTGAAACTTGGAATAGCTTCTTTAATTCCTTGAAATCCTTGTTGAATTGCTAAGGCGGATTGAACTTTAAGTAATGTTTTTTCTAATTCAGCAGATTCACTACCTAAAGCACCCATAGCACCTTGAGCAACACTAAATCCTGACGTGACACCACCTAATGCACCGCCAAGTTTTTGACCCATTGTAGTCGCTGCTGAATCAACTGCTAAGTCCGTTTGAATCTGAACCTTACGATAGTCACCAACTGTCTTTAATAAGTCTTTGTACTCTTGTGTTGTAGTCTTTCCTGCGTTCGCTAATTCATACAACCTGTCCTCAGCTTCACCCATACGAGTTGTGAGAGGTTGTAAATCTCCGTAGACTTCCTGAAATGATTTGCTTACATCGTTTGTTGCATCGGACAAATTGTCCATTGCTTTAACGGCTTCTTTCGTGTTTACATCTATTTCAATTACTTTCTTTTCAGCCATCAGTTAGTTTTTTTTCTTGCGTTTTTTCTTATCTCTTGTCTTGTCATTTTACGAAAGGATTTTGTGTAAGCGTACTTTCCTTTTGCTATGTCTATGTTTTCTGATATCCCGTAGAAGTTATCTATGGTAAGCATTGCGATTATGTTCTTTATCATTGTTGTATAATATTAATGGTTCGTGTTTGCGTAATTCCACTATTCAACGTGTAAGTAACTAATACTGGATAAACAGTTCCTGAGCTTCCTGCAGGTATTGCTACAACGACTAACTGACTCGCGTAAATTAAACTAGGTGTAATAGTTACATCGGGATTACTAGATGTCATTAAAGCCGAATAAGTATCGTTTACAAAGTCAATCGGTACGTTTACGTTTCCTCCTGCTATTCCTACGTTTGGTATTTGTGTAGCATTTACCATAGGTCTAAAGTCAAGGATAAGTTGAAAGTTTACCTCGCCTGTAGTTAGATTAGATTGCATTGAATTAATGATGTAACGCTTGTCTCTGATTACTAATCTATCGTTTAATTTTAGTCCTGTAAGTAAAGCAATTGGTAGTATCGTTTTTACGCTGATCAACCGTTGCTTTAAGTTGTAAAGATTGTACAGATAAGAAAAGTAATAAGTTCCAAACAATGTTTGTTGCACTGGTACGTTTAACATCGTGCTAATATCAGGTGCAAAGTTTAAGGTATAGTTTGTTAGGTTCGTGTAAAGGTCTTGTCCAAATGGTGTGTAGTTTGTAATGTTTAAAGTTGTCGTTCCATTGTTAAAGTGAAAGTCCACGTCTTTATTGTCGTATTGATAAAGTAGAATAGGTTTAGGAACGTATGGAGCAAACTCGTTGTTAAGTGAGTAACCAACTTGTAGGTTTGTTCCTGTGAATTTAGTTTGTAATAAGTTCTCAAAAGGTACGTCTAAAGTAAACTCATCTCCATCGTAGTTATATTGATAGCTCGTGTTTCCGTACTCTCGCATAAACAACTGACTGAACTGCTTGTTTAAGAATGATTCCGAATCCTGATATTTCATCGTAATCTTCTTGTAGAGTTTCATCTTATCTACGTCAATAGTATTTACGTCCGTGAATTGTGATATGTCTACTATTGCTCCTGCTGAATACCAATCGTCTAATGGTTCTACTTGGAAGTTGTTTACCGTGTTTCCGTAGCAAGTCATATTGAACATCTTCAAAACTCCACTAAAGAACTCGCTGATTTTCATTACAGGTGACATTGACGCTAAGTCCGTGTTTAAGACAATTACTTGTGAAGCATTTGAACACGTTGCGTAATCTGTAGCAATAGAACCCGAAGAAATATACTGTACTGAGTATTTTATGTTTGTGCCTAATGTCATCGCAGTAGCACCTCTCAACTTAAATTGATAAGTTACATCAAGTCCTGAAGTTTGGTTGAAGAAATCACAAGTATAAGTTCCTGTTCCGTTTCCTACAATCGTGTTTAATAAGTTCCCATTTTGGTAAACATCAATGTAGTAATCATTACCTGTAGATGCAGACGTTACGTTAAATTCGATTAGGTGACTAAGCACACCTGTTATTTCTACGATGTGTAATGTGTCTAACGTAGTATCAAAATAGTTCGTTAAATCATACTGAATGTACGCAGGAGTTACTGACTGCATATCTACTAAATATGATTCAGATAGAACTTGCATATCGTTCTTATTTTTGTACCACAAGAATAGTTTAGTAAACCTGTCATCAGTCAAAAAGTTTCCGTTGAATGAAACTCCATATTTAGTTTCTATAGCATCAAATATCTTAGATACTCTTACTGCAGGAAATAACTCATTGTAGTGAATATGTCCACTTGTGTGATGGATGTCGTGTGAGCTATTTGTAGGGATTGAATAGTAAGCAGGTGAAATAGTTGTTGGTGCAGTTCCTTGATATGTCCAAACTCGTTTAGAACTAATCAAAGGATATTTAACATCGTATGTATTGGTTGAGTTTTCTATTCTTGTTTTTACTTCTGCTCCAGTGTAAGTGTGATTGACAGAGCTATAGTTTAAGTCTGATAATAAGTCCTCACCAAAGTAATCTAACAACGTCTTTCCATCTCCGTAAAAAGATAGTGAGTAGCTTTCTGCTTGTCCGTTTTTTAGTTGTGCTTTGTCAATTTGAATTTTACCTCTACGAAAGAAAGTTAAGTCAATTTCTATAAACGCAGTACGTCTGATGTTGTGATCAATAGTTGCGTCTACATCACTCTGATAAAAGTGTTGTAAGATTGCATTATTGTAAGGCGAAGCAGGAATAGTAAAACTCTGTGAAAAGTCCGTGTAAGTCTTTGAGATGTCTGCTACGTTCTGTTGTGTTGATGTTACCTGAATCTGTTCATCGTTGAATAGTTCGAGTCTTTGTCCTTCGATGTATACTTGTACTTTTCTATTCATTACACTACTGAGTTAATTGTGTCGTAAGCGTATTCAAAGTCTAGTTGATAGTTAATCATATGTGTGTTGATGCTCTTGAATAACTCAGTTGATTTCGTGTTTATCTTCACTGGTGATTTGTCTAGTAAGATTCTTTCGCTTAACATTAGTTGTTTAATCACTTCTGAGTAGCTTTCATTTACCCAATCGGTATTTACTTTGACTTGCTCTTTTGCGTTCGTGTTAAAGACTTTTCTTTGTCCTTCCTGAACATTGTAAGAAGGATAAGTTTGTGGCATTAAATTATACTCCGTGTTTTCAACGTTGATAGAACGATTACTCGCTTTGAAAAACCACTCAGTTTGCCAAGCTCCGTATTTGTTTACAAAGTCACAACGTACAGGCGTGTATTTACATTCTGCTTTAGGTTGGAAAGTTGCAGTCCATACTGTAGTTCCTGCGTTGATGATTTCTACTTTGTTTCCTGCACTTAAATACGTTGAATATACTCTTGGATAGTCTTGCACATTTAATGCTCCTAGAGACGAAGTATTGTTAGCACCTGTAACTAGGTTTGTGTATTTAATTGTATCTCCAGAAATGTTTTCTATCGTCAAGTGTCCGTAGTTTCCTGTTCCGTCAAGATAGTAGTTGTAAGTTCCTTGATCTAAGTGAACTCTGAATAAGTTAGGATTAGCACCGTCCGTATAATTTCCGTACCCTTCGTATGCTCTGTAAGTTATTGTAGAACCAAATTGCACAAATCCACCTGTAGTTTTCTTGAATGTTTTTATTCCTATCCAACACCATTGAGCTGCAGGAGTAGGAGCATTACTTGTTGTAATGTTTTGTAAGGTATTGTGGTTTATAAACTCACGTATGTAAGGAGATAAGTCGTAGTAGGTAGCAGGAGAGCTAGATGAGGGAATGCTTTTGCTTAATGTGTAAGCAGGTGAAACAGGCATTGGAGTTGAGTTTCCATTCCATAAGAATACCTGTATCATTGACGCAGTTTGTCCTGCTTCGTTTATTGTTAGAATGTGTGGTGAACGTGCAAAAACTCCCATTATTTTTTAGTTAAGTATATTGATTCATTAAATAATTTTATTGCATCCACTCCGAACGCATCCACTAAATCTTGTGGTAATTTCTTGTAAGCCTTTTCAAATGGTTTAGTAAAGAATAAACTAGGTTTGATTCCGTTTTTAAATATGTATCTTGATAAAGCAAATTGTAAACTCTTTCTACTTGCAAACTTTCCGTTTTTTCGTGGTGCTAGTCCTTTACGAACTGCCCACTTGTCAAACGCTTTCGGAGGAGGAGCTTTAGTAGTGTACTTGTACTGGGTGTTGTATTTCTTCTCAGTACCTGATACCCCTTTATCCTGATACAGACCGTACTCCTCCATTGAGAACTCCATCTCGAATGAATTAGGATTTGCTTTTACACGAGCTTGAATTGAATCGTAAAGTTTCCCTCCGTCTTTTCCTAGCTTACGCAAGTTCTTCTGCGATTCGCTAATGACGAAGTTCTTGAACTTATCTAATTCTTTTTGAAGTTCACTCTGCTTCATCCTTTGGTTTACTCGCTTCGTTTAAGATATTCAAAATAGGAACTCCGAACTTCATCGGTAACTCACTTAAGATTGCTTCTAATTGCTTTACTTGTTCTTCGCTTAGTGTTAACATTTGTCCGTGTTTTTAGATTAATACCACTCCGATTGCCTCAGCGACATACTCGTTCACTACGTTGTTATCGAATCCCCACGCAAGGAATTGTTCCTCAGTTAACGTGTAGTTACCTTGGCTTAATTGCTTTCCGTCCTCAGTTAGTAATTGCCAGTACGTTGTGCAAGTTGTTGCAGTCGTTTCAAAGTTTAAAACAAGCACGGTCATTCGTGTTGCAGTACCTTCGTTAAGTGGATAGACAATCGGCTCGATTGCTACTCCGTTTGTTGGTGTTGTTGTCATATATTTATTTTTAAACTATTTTTAATGTTCCTGCGTCGTTCCAAATTGCTCCCGTTGGTAATCCTGCAGGTGAAGTTGGAAGGTTTCCAAATATTACCTTTCCGTTTGTTGTTTCAATTGCTCTGAAGTCAGATGCTGAAGTCAGCGTTGGTGCAATGTATAAACCTCTTGTGATTCCGTTCGCTCCGCCCGTTTGGTTGATGGTTGGTTGTAAAACTAATTGAGCATAAGTTCCTGTTCCACTTGTAGGACCAAAAGTAGCGGCCATAGTAACGTGAGGAATAAAATCAACAGTTGGATTAAATGTTAAACTATTAGTAAAATAGTGAAAGGCTCTATTTATTGAACTACCTCCACTTCGATATTCAATAGTTTGAGTCCCTTGAATTAGGTTGCTGTTGATAGCACCCGTTAAATTTAAAGTGCTCGAACTTCCAATTGCTATTGTTCCCGTTACCGTAGTATTCCCACTCACCCTCGCAGTACCGTTAACGTCAAGTTTAAACCCTGCGTCAGTGGTGGTGCCTATTTGAAGATTGCCACCTCTAAGATTAAGAACTTGCGTACCCGAATTGTCAAAAAGACGATTTCCCGTTCCCGAAAATTGTAATAATGTAATCGTGTTTGCGGTGTTGTTAAGTGCATCAGCCCTTAATGTACTCGCTTTTATTGTTCCATTAACATCTAATGTTGTTGTCGGCGTTACACCTATCCCCAACCTTCCATTAGTATTATCCCAAAACAAGTTCGCACTCTCCTGAACTACATTCCCCGTTCCCTCGAATAACACACGTCCAACAGTACCCGAAGTAATCGCAGTCGTTCCGATTGTTATGCCCGTTGCTCCTGCTGCTGAAACTTCAACGTAAACGCTTCCTGTCCATCGGTAAGTTTTGTTTGTGTCTTCTGCTATGAAGATTGTTTTTAAACTACCTGTTACTGGGAACGCTGCTAAGTTAGCAAAGGTCTTTACTTGTGATGGAATGTTAATATCTATTGCCATACTAAATTTATTATTTGATTGCTTAAAGTTGCAAATGTTGATGTAGCTACTTGTGTTCCGTCTATTTGTAGGTTTAAAGTAGTATTAGGTAATGTTAATGTGCTTCCACTTGCTACGCTTGTTGAGTAACTTCCGTTCGTGTTTACAACAAATGCAGGTGAACAGAAAGGTGCATAGCTATCAGTATCACAAATAGTCATATCGTTAGGAACTACAACATCAAATGTCATCGTCCAACCTGCTAGTAAGTTCTCAAATCGTTCTGTGAAAGGCTCTAATGTCGGGTCTGTTTCTACTACGAATTGTTGATCCCACAAATTCCCGTGAAGCATCTGCTGGTAACATCTGTTTAAAACGTGATGCTGAGTATTTAATACGTCTAGTTCGTTATCACGGTCTTCAAAGTCATTTAGTGGTTCAGCTTTAGATACGTCAACTATATCCATTGCAATAACAGAAACGTTGAACGTCTGTGTATTGTCGCTAAGTACAGAACTATTAACCATTATGTGAGTCAATGGAAAGATAGTCTGTTTGTTTAAATCTACCTGAAAGATGTCGCCTTGTGTTACCGTGTTTACAATTTCGTCATTGTCGAAATGTATCTTTAGTTTGTTTAGTATGTCGTAGAATCCTGTCATCGTTTTAAATTGCGTTCAAATTGTCTTCGTTCGATATCGTTTTTTTGCTTTTCAAACGTGAGATAGGTGAGACATTTAGTAAGTCTGTAATTGGTAACGTCATCGAACTTTGTAAGTTCTCCTTTAGCGAGAGCATATATTGATTGATACCATCCCCATCGTTTTGCAAATTGAGTTGTTTCTGAAAAGTCGTTGAAAGCGTCTTGTTCTTCTTCATTTCCTTCTCCAAATAGTTCAGGGTAGCCTGCAATAACTCGTTTCCTAAAGTCCAAAAAAAAACAGAACTTGCTAATACTACATCCAGTGGAGCAAACTTCATTAGTTCTTGGAAGTCTTTGTTTGGTTCGTAAGGCATTATGTCGTACTTATCCTTTCGTGTTTTCACAATCGGTCTATACATAACTGCCATAGCTTTATGATAAGTGTCCCAATTAGTAATATGGTTTTCTAAGTCCACGTACTCGCCAAAACTTATCTCCTCAAGTTCTGGAATAAAGCCAAATTCAATCTCGCCTTCTTCTGCTGATATTTTAAACGTTCGTTGGAAGGTAGGTTTCTCTGAGAATAGTTTAGTAAAGTGCGCTATTAGCTCATTTAAAGACGTTAGCTTCATTTTAACTACATCTTTAAGGGATATACCACAAAAGATTTCAATCATCTTCTGAGCGACAAATTCCTCATCGTTGGAATCTGCCTGAACTTTTAAAAAGTCCTGATAGTGTTTAAGTGGAATCTCACTTAGGGAAGAAGGTACGTTGATTTCTAACTTCATATTAATTAAACGATTTATTTGTTATTTTGTTGTGCAAGGATTATGTCATACGCTGCAGTCAGCATTTGAAAGTGTCTACGGATTTGCATTACGTCATCAAATACTATTCTAATTCGTTTTCCTGTACGCTGATAGATGTAGTCCTCTACAACTCTCTGCATCATCGGTAAATCATCTGATGTTGTATTGTCCATAGTTCTTTTTTAGTCCTAGTGTTTCCATCTCGTGATATCTTAATGCGTCAATAGCGTGGTTAAAGTGATCAATAGGTACGTTCGTCTTTTCACCGTCTTTCTTTACCCCCCAACAATAGCTTCTAAGTTCTTTGATTAGGTTTGTACTCGCACTGGTAACTAAGTATTCTTGTCGTTGCATTACGTCAATTCCAAACTTAATAGAGTCAACTCCTTTCGTTACGCCTTTAATCATTTTTCCAAAGCGTCTAATCTCTTCTATTGATTTAGGTTCTGATGAGTCTGCGTAAATAGTAACGTGATTCGGTAGTATGTTTGCTATGTCTGAGTTTACCATTCCTGTACGGTAACATATTTCGTTGATGATTCTTTGTCCGTTGTAATTATAAATCTCTATTGCCGAGGTAGGGTCGTTCGTGTAACCAAAGTCAAGTCCGATTCCGATTAATTTAGCTTCCGCAGGTATCTTATCAATCGTTTTCCAGTTGTCAAAGATTACTCCTTCTAAACTTCCTATCTCTCCTAGTCCGTACACTCGCCACCAATTTGCCCAATAAGAACTTGTTGCTGCTTTATCACGGTTCTTTTCTATCTGACTTACTATTGATTCATCAAGAGCTTCATTGTCTTTGTACGTCAAGATAATAAAGTCTGAGTCTGCTTCGTCTTTCAGTTCCTTGTGTACCCAAAACTCATTTGCAGGATTAAAGTCTAAGAATACTTCCTTCTTTGTACGGATGGAAAGCTCGTTGTAAGATTCAAACGTTACGTTATTACACTCATTGATGTACAGGATGTCCCTTCTTGCTCCTCTTAATTTAGATGCGTCATCTGCTGAGAAGAACTCCATTACAGAACCATTGCCAAATTCATATCTTAATAACGTCTTGTTAAATCGGTCATCATTGTATCTACCTGTCCAACGCATTATCTTTACGAAGTCTTTTAACGCACCCCTTCTTAAATGTGGGATTGATTCTGCTACAACTGAAACTTCTAATCCTGCTTGTCGTGCGCATTTATCAATAAGAATTGGCAGAATTGAGAATGTCTTTCCAGCACTCGTACCTCCTTGGATAATTTTAATTCTCTTTTTAAGCTGAAGAATCTTTTTTATCGCAGTAGTAACTTTAAACATTATTTATCTTCTTTATCTTCTATTGAATTTAAATCAAACAAAGGTTGCTCTGTTATAATCGTACTTTCAACTTTCTCAGTGAGTCCATTTAATCGTTGTGTAATTGATGGATTGTACTGTCCTACCATACCTCCTTCGATTTGGTCTTGACGGATTGCTTTTCTTATACGTGTACAGATGGGTAAAAATTCGTTGTATTTTTTGTCTATATTCTTAAAGTATTGTTCAACGCATCCTACTTCGTCAAAGCAAAACAACTCAAATCCTTCTAGTGTTAGAGGTCTTTCTAGTGGTTCTGCTCTCTCTTCGAACTCTTTACCTCCAAAGACGCTTTTAATTCTTGGATTAGCTTTAACGTCTGCTTTGTATTTTTCAAATAGTTCTTGTAGTTGTTCTGGGTTGTCTAGGTTTCTTGGTCTTCCTACTTTCTTTTTCATATGTTATTTCGTGTTTTGGTTCTTTTTAAAGTGATCTAAAAATTCGTTTTCGCTTATTTCTTCTACACACATTAATCCGTGAGCATCGGTTAAGTAAACTACATAGTGACATCCCTGTTTAGTAAGTAGGTCTGTTACTGCATTAGCAGTTTCTAGCATTTCTTTTCCGTGATCAACTAAGTAATATCTCATTTCGTGTTTATGCAGTTTGATATTCAGCGAACACTTTTTGCATCTTAATAACGATATCTCTTAAACAACTTGCACACGATGTTGGTTCTCTACTTACGTGAAATACTCTATTGTAAATTTTTAAGATTGCGTCTTGTTCACTTGGTTTGATCGTGTTTTTCTCTAGTACCTTTGTTTCGTCTAGATAGTTGTACTCATCCTCTGTTAGACATTCAGGTTTGTGATAAGGAAACAATGCGTTGAGCTTCTCTTTACGTTCTTTACATCCGCAGTCATCTCCAGCAATGAACTTAACTAATTTTTTAATTCCTGTTGCTTCCGTGATTTGTTCGATTGTATCTCCTAATCCCTGTGCTTTTTTTGTTGTTTGTTTTGCCATAATTTATTTTATTAATTCAAAATCTTCGTTTAAATAATCTTGAAAGTCCTCTCCAATTGATTCTAGAAGTCTTTCCTTGCAGTTCTTTAATGTGTTGAATATAGAAGTTAAACTGATGTCTGTTTCTTCTGCTATCTCACGCATTGATAAGTTTGATTCACGATACAGGTTAAACAATTTAATGTCGTACCAGTGCCACTTGTCTATTTCTTCTTGTATCTTTTGTTCAATTAAGTTAAATGCTTCGTGTTTTTCTAGGTTGCAATCATTATAACTTAGCTTGGTGCAATCTTCAATTGATACGCTTTCAATCTTTCTTGCTCTTAAATGATCAACGTAAACACTTCGTAGGATTAACCACATAATGTTCTTGTTTACCGATTCAGTAACAATCTTATCTATATGATTTAAACGTATTATTTTGATATATGTTTCTTGGACGATGTCATCTGCAAGGAAGTATTCGCCAAAGCTATTGACAATCCTTACCCAATCCTTATGATGCTTTGCAAGAGTTTGTAACTTATCCAATTGATTAATTTCTAATCAAACTTACGATGAAAATCTAATCACGTTGCTAAAAAGTTTTCAACAATAAAAAAGCCACTAATTAAAGTGGCTCTAAATCGTTTAAGTAAATCTCTCGGCTAACGTAGTTGTCTAACTTTATTACCGTGCAAAGTGTTACATCTTTTCCTTGTAGAAACTTGTCTATTTGGTACTGATGGAATCTTCCTGTGTTTGACTTTATCTCTTGCACAATTTGGTTTCGTGTTTTGGTACGAAGCAACATCTCTAATTGCTTTCGCAATCCTCCCTCATCAATATACATTAGAAAGGCAAATCATCGTCCATTGCATCACTAATAGGTCTGCGTTCCATTGTTTCTGGTGCAACGTAAGGCTCACTGAATGCTGCAGAAAAGAATGATCCTGCTTTACCTTGCTTAACCCATAACGCAACTTCCATTTCTTTACCATTTACGTTTACCTTTCCTTTGTAGTCTGGATGGTTCTCTGCTTTCTTGTTCGTGTTTTTAAAGATTGCTCCCGTGTTTACTTTGTTTTCCATTTTATGTTTATTTAATTGTTTACTTAATTCGTATTTTGCTACTTGTGGTTTGACAACGGTTTCAATTATGTATTCTGCCTTTCGGTTAAAATCTTCTATATCTATTTTCATTGTCAACTTACTTAAATATCCAAGAACAAACTAACGTTACCAGTGTAATGATTAATGCAATGGCAGATAAGAATCCGATGATTGCTTTGGTTTTTTCTTTAATTTGCTTCATTATTGGTTTGGTTTTCATCATTCTCGTGCCATTCATCTACAATCTCAAGGTTTCCACTGAAGGAATAACCCGTTGCTTTGAGCAGTCCTTCAATCATCTCCAGTGCTTCCTCGAGTGTTACATCGTTGTGTGGTACTTCGTGGATAATCTTGTGTTCGTATTGTTCTATTGTTATTCTCATCTTATTCTGATTTAATTAGTCTAGGTTCATTCTTAAAACTTCAATATGTTTTTTGATAGCATCTCTGTATTCCTTAGCAATTACATATGGTGCTGTAGTACAATTAAAGTTATTTTCATTTAAGAACTGCTTTACTCTTCTTTGTTCTTCTTCTAACAAGTCTATTTGTTTTCTGATCTCTTTTTCCATCTTATTCTGATTTAAAGGTTACGTGTTTCCATACCCATAGTTTAAACTTTAGCCACCTTCTTAACCTCTTATACCAGTGGTCATTTTTTAATTGATTGGCTTTGTCTTTGATGATTCCCATCTTATTCTGATTCTAAATATTTTTCAACTCTTTTAAACTTTTCATTAAGTTCTTTAGAAAATTCTATGTCATCTGAAACTAATGTGCTTATTTCATATAAAACATCTAATATTTCTTTTTTTGTAACATCTTCTATAATTTCTTCTTTTGGGTTCATATAATTTTCTAAAATTTCCCAATCTAAATTATCTTCTATCCAACTCATAATTTTATTCTGATTTAAAAGTTATGTTGTAATGTTCTAATGCGGTTATTTTTAAGTCACGGATTTCAACTTTTGTAGGTTTGTATTTCTTATCTGACATTTCCTCATAAACCCATTTTCTTTCATATAGAGCAGACTTAACAGACATATCTAATAAGTTTTGTTTCTCCATTTCTAAAGCCTTGCTAACTAATTCATCTTTAGCATCCATAAAATCATTAATGTTGATTTCTTCAAGCCTTAACTTTTCTTCAAGCATAATAATCTCATCTGCTAACCATTCTACTGCTGTCATCTTATTCTGATTTAAAGGATTTCAAGTCTTTTTCAAACAAAAATCTTTCAATTGCTTCTTGTGTCTCTTCAAATATGTAAGATTCATCTTCTCCACAATTTCTTACCCACTCAACAAATTCTTTTAACATTTCTTTTTCCATCTTATTCTGATTTAAATACCATAAATTAAATACTGTTCATACTGACCTTCTGTTAAAACAACATATTGACCATTAACTTGGATAATATAGTTTCTTTCCATCTTATTCTAAATTAAAAGGCAATTACTTCCTCAATAACACACAAGCCAAGACTATTTTCAAAACCATAATCTTCTGCATCTTGCTTTGTTTCAAATTCTCTACACATATTCCACTCATCCCATTCACCATCATAGGATAAATACTTTTTGGATATGACATTTTTAATTACATAAAATTTTCTCATCTTATTCTGATTTAAAGGTTAAATAATAAATAACTTGTTGTTGAAATGATAACCATTCCAATCAAGAAAAAAACGAATAGTGCTCTTTCCGAATAATCTTCTTCTACTCCTCCGTAGTTTTTTTTGTATTGCTTCATCTTATTCTGATTTAAAGGTTTTAAGTCTTTTACTTAATTAGTATCATTTCTATTTAGTTTATGTGGCAACTTTTACCCCTCTTTGTTTTTAGTTTTGTAAAGCGTTTTATACCACTTTATGGTACATTTCGCTTTGTGTTACTAAATTCGTCTTTCAGTCGTTCCAAATATAGGCAGAAATCCATTGCTTCTTCCTGTGCGTGTGTAAGCCATTCTAACGTGCTTAAATCAGTTCTTTCAAGCGTTGTGTTGTACTTGGTTATTCCTACTTGAGAACGTTCAGCAAATCGGCTTAAAACACGAATTACTATTTGGTCTTCTATTAGTTGGTTCATAAGAAATTTATTAAGGTGTTGTAATACTCTCGGCAAAGTTCTACCTGTTCTTTTATTCTTTCAATGACTGCTTCGTCTTTCTGTACATAAAATACTTTAACTCTGCGGTTCTTTGGGATGTGAGAAAAGATATGCTTTGATTCAATTTCTTTAGTTAATTCAATATCTTCCTCTATTTTATTTAACAGATAATGAGTTCTTTTAACTTCACTTGCAACCATATCAACAGGTGTATCAACAAGGCAGTAACATAACATTGATTGTTGTTTACCTGTAAGCCACATATACCCTTGAAGTTGGTAGTAGTAATCCTTTGTAGGTATCTCTGTTTCAAAGAATGGAAACGTAGAACCATCCCAAGAGCTTTTAACGTCTAGCAATACTTGCTCCGTGTTTACATCGGGAGTTCCTGTTATCCATTCGTTTTGGTAGTGTTCCTCGTTCTTGTAGATAAATCCAACGTCTAAGACTTCGTTAACTAAGTTGATTGATTCGTTTTCTACTTCGTTTCCTTTGTCCGTGTAACGTGAGCTAAACTCTTTTCTGATTCCGTATTTATCCTGCAAAACCATTTCGTGAATATAAGTCTTAGCAGTCTGTGAAAGCACCTCACTCTTGTTGCGAGGTGCTGACATAATTTTTCCTATAGCAGAGCATCTAACTTTCATAGTGCGTTTAATATATCAATTTGACCATCTGTTAAACTAAACTTGCTTTCTAAAGATTCTCTTGTTATCTTACCTTCCGTTACTGCTTTGACTGCATCTTGAAATCTTTTAGCGTCTAACGTTTGTTTCTTTGGTTGCACTGGCGTGTTGTCTTTTGAATCGGGATCTGATTCTGTTTCATCAATTAGGAATAGTCCGTTTAAAGCGTACTTACGTGCATAACTTGATGCAGTACCTGTACATTGTTCAGATGACATTCCTTTGTGTTCACTCATCTCTGCAAATCCGTTTGAATGAATTACACTATCACTATCAGAAAGTGTTGCAGTAGCCTTTAAAAATAGCTTATCACCTACTTGAACAATGTCATCTGTTAGAACTAATGTTGATTCGTGTTTTTGTAGCAATGGTTTAAGTGATTCAAGAATCTGCTCTGCACTTCGGTACTTGTATTTACCGAATGAGTTAAAGCTACCTTTTGGACATTTTAATTCTGCCTGAATTTTTAATAGATTTTTCATAATTAATTGGTTTTTGTTTAGACAAATATATAAATTATATTTCAATTACAAACTATTTTACTAAATTATTTTAAAAGTTTAATTTCCAAATAAAGTTGAATGTTTTTAAGTCGCTTAACTTTAATTTTGTCATTAGGTCTTTGCGTTCTTTTCTACGATACAATTTTTTGTAACAATCGTTAAAGGTTTCTACATATTCTAATTGAACATTTTCTCTGCAGTAATTTAATAGTTCGTCTTTTCGTACAATCCAAAAACAAGTTTCAAATTGAAATGCAATCCATTCAGCTTTTGATTGATCACTGCAGCTTCCACCTTTACCATTAACATTTTTAAATTCAATTACAACAAATCCTTCTTTATGTGATTGTTTGAATCCTTTTATATCAACTCCTTTGTCATATATCCAGTAGTCAACGTGATTAAATATATCATCTTGTTTACTGCTTTTTGTGCATTGGATATTGTTTAATTCACAAGCTACAATAAATTTACTTTCTCCTTCGCTTCCAACTGAAATGCTTCTTTCAATATGTGATTCACTTGATAGTTCTTTAGCTTTATTTGATATCATTGCAACTGTCTTACTTTATTTTTATAAACTCTGATTATTTCTTTGATTTCATCTATGCTCCATTTTTTCTCTATGTGTGCTTTGCCTTGAAGTTCAATTAATCTTTCTGCTCCTATTCGTTTTTCTATACCTATCTGATAGTTTAGTAAGTTGCCTGATAAGTAAGTGTTACAGGCTTCGCATTGTAAATGAACATTGTCCTCGTCAAATCGAACGTTTGAATGTCCTCCCTGTGAGTAATAGTGTCCTGCGTTCTTTTTCTTAGGAGGTAATCCACACGATATGCACCATAATCCGTTATCTCGTAGTCTTATGTATTGATTGAATATTGTTTGTGCTTCCTTTAACCAATCTTGTGTAGTTTTTAAGTCGTTCTTCATTCGTGTTTTGGTTTCTTTCCAGCTCTTCTCTTTTACCTCAGCTACAAATGCCCTAATGCAATCATCAGCAAGACAATATTTATGATTGAATCTTATAGGTTCAAACTTTTCTTTGCAGTTTTTACATCTCATAATGGTAGTTGTTTTAATATTTTGTAAAGCACATTCACCACGATTGAATTTCCAGCTTGTTTGTATGCTTGAGAATCAGATACCTTCCAAGTGAATGTATCGGGGAAGTCCATTAGTCGAAAGCATTCTCGTGGAGTTAATCTGCGGATCCTAAATCTATCTATTGTTGCTTGATTACACCCAGTGTCCAATGTTTGTGCTACTCCTTTACCTACTCTTCCTCTTCGTGTTTCTGAAGATGGCACACTAAAATTGATTGAATCACCTTCTCTTGCTTCTTCATATCCTTTAGATGTGGCTGATTTTATTTTTAATGTGTTATCAGTTGGGCATAAAGCTGCATTGGCTCTTAAACAATTAGCAATTTGAGTTTCGTCTTTTGGTTCAAATACAAATCCAGTTCCTTTTTCATTGTGATTTTCATTGTGATTTATAAATCCATTTAACATCTTTTCACTCAAAAAATACTTATCATCCACATTATCCTCCAACACATCCTTCAATCTTTTACTCAAATGTTCCTCCTTTGGATATTGAAAGCTATTGTCTTTATCATCTCTAATTCCAATCAAGAAAACTCTTTCACGATTTTGTGGCACTCCGTGATGCTTTGCGTTTAGAACTTTCCAATATAAATGATATGGAACTGCATCATCGTGTGGGAACAATACTGGCAATCCATTTACGGATTTACCGCCTAACATATTGATCCATTCTTGGAATGTTTTCCCTCCATCATCTGAAAGCAATCCTTTGACGTTCTCAAATATAAAAAATCTCGGTTTGTTTACTTGAATAAATTCGTGTGAGTTAAAGAATAGAACTCCTCTTTTATCGTCTTTTCCTAGTCGCTTTCCTGCTAGTGAAAATGCTTGACAAGGAGGAGAAGTCATATAGATATCTAAAGACTCTGATGGAATCTCTCTATCGTAAACATTATTTGGATAGTATTTTGGTTCACCATAGTTGTGAATGAAGGTATCTCTTGCATACTTATCCATATCACAGGCGAAAACAGTTTCATAATTTATTTCTAATCGTTTCAGAGCTTGGTCAAATGCACCAACTCCACTAAAGTCGCTTCCTACTTTCATCAGTCAAATTTTATAGTTTTTTCAATCCATTGTCTAAATAGCAATTGTAAGTCTACCTGCTGCGAGTATATTTCTTCTCTTTTTTCTCCGTATACCTGTAGAACTTTGTAGTCTACCTTCCGAATCTCATCTGCTAGGATGTTTGCTTTACGTTTCAAATCCTGCTTAAAAACGTACTGGTCATTAAGATCCTCAATAAAATCTGCTAATACAGGAAGTATTGCTGATAATGTTACTAGTTTGTGGTTTTTAGTCATAGTGTAATTTCTTTGTGTTTAAGTTCGTGTTCAAGTTCTTCAATTCTTTTCTTTAATTCTCCGTTTATATGCAGACATCTGTTGATTTCTCGTCCGTGTAAACGCATTTCTGTTTCTAGTTCAATGATTGCTAACTGTACCTGCTTTAAGTCGTTCTCTGTATCTCTAGCTCCGTTGATGTATGCTTCTGCAGATGGTCGTTTCTCTTGCAGCTCTTCTCTTGTTAGCTTTACTTTCCAAATGTTCTTTTGTATGAGTCCTTTGATGTAAAGTAGTTTTAATCCTATGTCCATCCTTTGTTGTTTAATGAGTTTAACTTTTGTTCTACCATTGTGAGCTTTTTCTGTTCAGGTAGTTTCTTTGTTCGATTAGCGTAAATACGATTGCCTTTGTAATCGAGCATATAAAATTGATATTTATCTAAATCCAAATATAACTTATATACTCCGTTTTTTGATACGCCTTTAGGTTTACTTTTAGCTACCTTCAAATGTACTTCGTTTTTTTCTGCTCCTACTCCATCACTATCCATTAAACCAAAAGGAGGACGCCACGGAATCAATACACTTAATCCTTTTCTAAACCAAACTTGACCTCCAGCGAAATCTCTAGCACTTGGCATTGGAAAGTAACTGATGTCAGTTCCAGCTATTGTCTTAGAACTTACCATAGGTTGATCACGAACGTGATTGATTACACAGTTATGTCTACCTGTTCTTCTTGCGTTTTTTCGCACCGTTCCTAAAATCCTACTAAGGTATTTATCTTCACGTCCTAAATCACTTGGTAAAAACTCTTCCGTTAATTCGTTCCAAGGGTCAATCGTTGTAGTGTGAATTTTCATTCCTTCTTTCTTTTCGATTTCATCTACTAAGTCGTAAAACTTTGTAATTGTTAAATCTTCGTCAATCGGATCAATCACAATAAAATGCTCGTTAATAAACATCTCAGCAACTATCTGCTCTGAATTACTCATTGAGTTTTGACCTTGAACGTAAGGTTTACCAATGTACTTGTAACAAAGCTCTGCAAATATTTCAGCACTGCTTCCTGTTTCAGGTGAGAATACAACGTGATTCCAATTGTGTAAACAAGAAAGGTTAATAAGAATCTCAAACCAAAGCTCCGTCTTTCCACTGGCAGGAGCAGAACCGATGTAAGTTGTACATCCTTCTTTTATTGTGTAAGGAAGTATATCCCAATCCCATCCTATTGACTTTCCTCTTACGTCTTTCTGTAAGCGTATATCAAAAAGTTCGTTGTTTACGTTTGTTAGTCTTTTATACATCAGTCTACTATTTGAGGAGGTAAAGTATTATTAATTATTTGTGGCTTGCTTGGGTCAATATCATTCCAACATTTTCCATTTAGATAAGTCAAAGGATTTTTTCTATATGTTTTATCAGGAGTTTGAATAATATAAAAAGGCAAGGTTTCAAATATAGATTTTATTTCGTCATCTGTCAACTTTAAAAACTTCTCTTGACACTTTTGCTTATCAACTGACTTTGAATATAATGTCCAAAAATTATCGAATAATATATTCTTTTCTTTCTTATCATTCTTGTTTGTTGTTGATGGTTTGTTAGTCGTTTGTTGATTGTTTGTTAATGGTTTGTTAGATGTTTCGTTTTCATCTTGGTAACATTCATATTTACAGATAGTTACTATAGTAAATTGGCTTGTTGATTTTACTTCGATTTCATTTGTCTTTTCTAACTTTTTTAAAATGGTTCTTATTTGTTGAATGCTTATTCCAGTAGCGTTAGATATGTTACCTAAAGACGAAATAAATTGACCTCGTTTTACATCGTTGCCTTGCCATTTAGCGTCTTTGTGATTCGCTTTTATAAGCATATACAAAAACAAGTGTACTGCTTCAGACTTATTAAACCATTCCCAATCTAAAAACTTTCTGTGTAACTTAATCCAACCGCTCATCTGAAAAACTTTCTAATGCTTTAATTACTGTGAATGCTTGTTTACGATCAATACAAACAGTTCTCGAATCTTCTCCGTCATATACTTCAAAACAGATAAATTCTCCATTTGAAATAATCATTTTGTCTTTACTTGTGTATTGACATTCTAAATAAATTTCATTCATATAAATAATTTTAAATAAAAAAACCCTCGCAAATCCGTAGCATCTCACTTCTACTTCATTACAAGGGTCAATAATTCCTTAAGGCTTTATAATGTGAGATGAAGCCGTTCACAAATATAACGTAATTATTCTAAATTTGTTGCATTAGCATCAAAATTTTTATATCTACCTTCTTTGATCCATCGTTTAACTCTCTGGAGCTTGTATAAATTAGTAGAATCCATAACGTCTGAAATTAAATCTCTTGGTTCAACATAATACTCCGTGTTTTTTAAGAATACTTGATACTCACGAATGAAACTTGTGTACTCGTGTTTATTGTACTTGTTCATATTCTTATGAGTTTCGATGTTATGTAAAACCGATGCGTGATGCTGATTAAAGTACGAACCTATTTCGCCAAGAGTTAACTGCTCTTTTCGTAGTCTGTGCATTAAGTAACATTTCTTGTAGATGATTTCTCTATGTCTATTGCGTTTGTTTAATCCATCTCGTTCTATCAGGTACGTTACCTTGTCCATTAAGTTATCTTTCATATTTGCTCTATTTTAAATGTTCCGTTGTTGAATCTTCCTGTTTCTATTAAATCCATCTTCTTCCAGTGTGCTAGATTCTTGGAATGGAATCTCCACTCTTGGATTGTTGTTAGTCCTATGACGTAGCTTAATTTATACATAACGTGATTAGTTTTAATATGATTAACACTCCTGCGATTACTAAACTCACTACGATTCCAAGCATTGATGCTTCGTAGTTTTCTTTTCTTTTGTAGCTCATAGTTTTTCGTATTTGTCGTTATAATAATCTTTACCCGAATACCAATATCCGTAAGTTACTAAACTATCAGGATTTGATTTCGTTTTTTGCTTATCTCCGTGTGCTTCTATTATTTGTTGTTTTTCCATTTCTTTGGCTTCTTGAATACATTTCTCAAAACCTGCCCTTGTAACTCCGTTATGGTTTTCAAGTTGCTCTACTAACCATTCTACTGCCGTTTGTTTTTTCATAACGTCTGATTAAATTTTATTTCACATATTCTTCTGTAAAGTTCCTCGTTGAAACTTCCTCTTATTGTTTCGTGCGATGACTTCGTTCTCCAGAACTTGATCATCCTTTGTAGTTTAAATACCATAATCACTCCAATGACTAAATTCATCTGTTTCTAAATCCTGCATCTTCTCAAGTGATTGATTGTAAAACCAAAGTGTGTTATTTCTAAACTCTTTTAATTTTTCATTTAAGAAAGCAGTATATTCTTCCGTTATTTCAATCGTTCCTACTTCATCCGTAGTTTCGTGAAAAAACGTACCTGAAAGAGGAGTAACTGAAAAGTCTATATAAGAGCTTGTACATTCGTCCGACCATTCAAAGTCACATAGTACACTATAACAATACTCTCCGTAAACGTATTCTAGCTCCATTGTGTATGGACTATATTTGTAATCTGTTATTTCAAAATTGTTCATCTTATTTGTTTTTAGTTATTAGTTCTCCGTATTTCTCTAGTACAGGTGATTGAACGTGTTTTGCTTCGATTTGCGGAGCTTTATTGCTTTGTGCATAGTTTGGTTGCGTTGATATAAAATAACCCATTACAATCCAAAATAATGATAAAGCGAATACAGTACCGATAATGTCCTTTTGATTCTCGTTTAGTGTTTTCATATTCCTCTAAGTTTACATACTAATTTATTAACTGATGACCATCTTGCAATTTGCATATCTGTGATAGGATCACGCATTCCAAGTTTATCAATGCATTCCATCATTTCTTTCCATAATTGCTTTTCCTCTGCAATCATAATTTTAATCATTTCTTGTTTTTTCATAGCTTTTAAGTTTATTATTTGAATTACTTATATGCAAATATAAAGATAAGGTTTCAATTATCAACAATTTTTTTTAATTATTTTACATTTATTTTTAAAATGCTAGGTTTTACTAGGAAAAACTATACGTGAAAAGTACTTAATGTATGAGAAATTCACTTAATTATACCCGATAGCGTATAAAATAGGTATGATGTATAGAATTTATACCCGATAGCGTATAATTTGCGTATGTATTTTTTCCAATAAATCGAAATAGTGGCAAATGTTTGTCAAGTTAAATGTCCCATAAACTTGATAAATTTGGGACAAGAATGTCGCAAATATCTGCTAAATATGCGACAGAATATCAGGTTATACCTTGAAAAAACGATATGAAACATAAGTTTATACCCATAAAAAAAAGGGATGCCTTTCGACACCCCTCAACTAAAACCAAATAACTATGAGCTGCAAATATACTAAAAGATATGAGTTAACCTAGCAACTTGTCCTGAATCTTTATGATGGATAAATCCTTCTACTGCTTTAGGGGAATGCTGATAGCCGTTACGATGATGCCAAGAGTCCGTTCCTGAAGGTGATCTTAAACTTTCAATGCACACAGACATTATATCTTTACTCGTCTTGTGGTGAACGTGATGCGTGTAAACGTAACGATGTTTAGACAAGCTCCATTCATTAGGGAACTCAGTAGCTAACAATAAAGGTAAATCTCCGTGTTTAGCTCCATCTCCGTGTGTAGTTCCGATTAGATTCTTTCCATATAAGTACCCTTTGCGATGAGCAATAGAGCAATCAAAAGAAATATTATCACAATCTTTAAACCAAGTTTGTATAACGTCTGCAAGAAAAAAGCCGTGTGTATAATCGTGATTGCTGGGATTGAAAGTAAAATGAACATCAGCCACAGATAACAAAGTTTCCAAGATATCAACATATAAACGTTTTGCGATTAGAAAATTAGAGTACCACATTCCGTCCGTGTCTTGTGGAGTTCCTGCAGTAGTTTGTCTTTTAGGAGTATCAATGTGAAGTATATCATTTCCTCCAATAAATAATATTTTGTCAATGTTAAATCCAGTACACTTGTCAAGGATTCCTTGAACACCTTCTTTAACACGTTTAACTGCAATTTGATTGTTATACTCCTCACCTGTTTCAAAAGCATCACAGAGCTTTCCGATATGGATGTCAGCAGGATCTATAACTAGTAAGTGTCCTTCAGTTGATGGATTACGGAAGATGGTTGGATATTGAGGTTTGAATTCCTTGATGTCCTGAATGATTGATTCCTGTAATTGCTTGTAGTTTGTTTCTTCTGATTCTTTAAAGTTCGGATTTTTAAAGAATAACGATGCGTTTTTAGATTTTAACCATCCGTGTTTTACATCTGAATCATCTAAACCCATTCCATTGGATTCGATTTTTATTGCCCTATAAGATTCTAAAATTTCAATCTCGTCTTCTTGTAATCTGAATCTCGTTTGTTTACTCATCTGAATAGTTTAGTGAGAAGTTGTAACCTACCTCTGAAGGTTTCACTTAAGGTCAACCTAACAAGGAATCCTATAATGAATGCCAATATTACAAATAACCAATTAACTTTTGTTTTAGTTATGTATTTATTTTTGTATTTCGTCTTTAAAGCTTCCGCTTTTATGTATTTTACTTTGTACTTGTATTCAATACGTGTTTGAAATCTCGTTTGAGGCACTTTATAAGCCTTGTAACGAACGATTGTATCTTTCTGAACGATTACCTTCTCCCAATAAATAGAATCCCTTAAAACGTAAGGAATTGAATCTATCGTAGAAATGGTAATTGTGTCGCTAGTTTCCCCGCAAGTATATCCTTTTTTGATTGCACGTTGAACGTGATAATTAGCAGAACACGAACCTAAAATAATTAAGGTCGAAATGTAAAGCGATAATCGTTTAGCCTGTTTAACCATCCTGTCAAAAATTTAGCGTTTTTACCTGTTCCTATTGCGTAAAAGAATCTTTCTCTCTCAGCAGTTAATGCATCAAATAACTTTTTTGGTTCGATTGAATTAGCAAGTAGTATTGTTTTTGATCCTATGATTCCGTCAACTGTGCAAAGTAATCCACAATGATTGATAGCAACCTGTAAAGATTTACTAGCTTGTTTAACACCAGAACCCCAAGCCATACCTGTAACAAATATCGCAATGTTTTGTGAGTTGTAAGCATCTCCTCTAACGCCATCCCAATAACCCGTCTTGAATATCTTGAACCAATCAGCAGCGTTCATTAAATAGAACCGTGCATCGTTGTCAGTTCCAAAAAACGAAACCCAAGTTTTATATGTTATACCTGCGTTTGTATGATATCCCGTTTTTCCCTTGTAAGGAGTTGGACAAAAATAAGAAGATGCTGAGTCTGATTTATCTCTACTTAAACCACCTTCCCACTTCTTAGTAAACGCAACGTACTTTTCTATTATCGTCATAAATTGTTTTGTTTTAGAACAATTGAATGTTCTATTTTAAATCATCTAAGGATTCTTTACCTCTTTTGGCAAACTTAACAAACTTATCCCATACATTAACTCCAGTAACACTAAAGTAACTTTCATTGATACTTTTAACTTCCGTGTAAACGCAGAATGTAGTAAACGCTTTTGTCATTAACAAATCAATAGCAATGAAGTGTCCTAAAATATCCGCTACAACGTATTTTTCTAGTAAGAAGATAAACACAATAGCACCGCTATACAAAAGGCTCTTAGAAATGGTGTGTGATAGTCTACGGGAACGAATTGATTTCCATCCGCTTTTTCGTACTGAACGCCAAATACCAAAACACGTATCTAAAATGATTGCTATAACTGCGATTAAAACTAAAGGTTTTACAGGAGTAAGAATCGTAAGCACCGAAAAAACGAGGAGAGAAATTTTAGTTTTCATTTAGGTACTTCTTTTGTATTTAGTTTAGCGAGAAAAACACGAAGTTTCTCAACGTTAGTTTTTTTAGGTTTGTAAGTTTTTATAGATACCATCCTATGTTATTATTATTTGTATCAGGGAACATATCGTTGTTTATGTTTGCTCGGTATTCTGGAAACAAAGTCTGATTAAAGCTCATATAGTCTATGAATCTTTCCGTGTAATGTTGAGCAATGCTACGTTCCTTTTCTAGTAAATAATCTACTTCGTTTTTATCTACGTTCTCAGCGTTCTCAGATGAGTGTTTGTAAACTCCTTTGTTTGCAATTGTGTAAGCAGCGAAAGGAAGATATTCTACCATTGCCCAATGAACTAACATTGGCTTTACGTATGTCGTTACAAGTGATAAATAATTACCTGCAAGAGTATTAGCAATAATATCTGCTTGTATCTTTTGGAATAGTTTAGATCCTAAGTAATTCTGAATGTGAATGTCCTGTGCAATCTTGATAAATTGTAGGAACTTGTCAGTATCTACATTGCCGTTTAAAGCCGTGTAACGAACGATATCATCTCTAGTTATTAATAGTGCTTCTGCCATTTGTTAATCGTTTTTAGGTAAGAATCCTTGATTAGGCATATCAATAGGACGAGTTGAAACAAGTTGTGGATTAGTTACTTTATAACCGAACTTTGCAGCCTTTGCTTGTGCGATTTGTCTTTGGTTTGGTAAGTCTAAAGCAGTACCTTCAAAAACTGCGTAAACTTGCTTATTCCATCTGTGATGACAATTACCTCCACCTTTGTATAACCAAATAGAATAAGTATCAGTTCCTCTTGGCCCCCATCCTGCGTTGACTACTTGGTTCTCCATATTCAAGATATCTTGTTTACGGTAAAGTTTATTAGCTTTTACCATAGCAGTACAAAACTCACGAGGATTCTTAGTTAATTCACCTTCGTATTTGTATCTAACAACGAATTTAACACCATCAATTGTTTTATCTTGCTTATCTGTTATGTTAGGTCTTGCATCACCCGTAGAAACGAGATTTACAATTTTACTTAAAAGACTTTGTTTAGGTTCTTTTGCTAGGTTTTCGTTTTCTAAATCGTCATTGTCGTAATCAACAGGTTTTTCGTCAATTAATACCCAAGTAGGATCTGCATCTTCACCTAAATCAATCAATGCGTTTGTTTGTGAACTTAACTGCGTTCCATCTGTACCTGTTTCTTCAACTACCTCTTCTTCGGTTTGCGTGTTTTCAAGGTCTGTAAACTCTAAAGGTTGTAATGTACGGAAGTAAAGTTTTAATGAAATTCCGTTTACTGCTAGAATAGAATCAAACGCCTCCAATAATTCCTCTTGCATTGGACGAATAACCATATTGTCAAACAAGATAGAAGAGTTTTTAAGTTCGTCTGCATTAGAACTAAATCCATTTGATGAAGCAACTCCAAATAATAAAGGAGAAGTTACGTTGTGTCCTAGCATTATCTTGCGTAAACACTCCTCAGATAAGTATGTGTAGTGTTCTGGTGCATCGTTTAAAGGAATATCATCTACCGTAGTTTTAGATTCAGCATTGTCATTAAATGCTACGATTACTTTTTGTCCTCTTGAACCTGTAAGTTTGTTCATTACCTTAGAAGTAATGATTGCTTGTTGCTCTTCTGTTGGAACTCCGTTGTTAAAGTTTACTACTTTAGTTCCTGAGAATCCATTTTGTACTTCGTTGATTAAATAATCTGCAATCTCCTCTTCTAAAAGTGCGTATGGTAAAGCTCCTTGATAATCAGGATAAGCATAATATTTCATTCCTACTGCATAAGGTTTACAGAATAGAATCTCTACCTTGTCTTTCGATGTTCCGAACGCTGAATAACGAACAGGTGCGTATTTCTTAATGTCTGTCCAATCATCCGAGTAGTAATACCCTTCGATATCTCCGTCTTTATTGCATTTCTCAGCACGAAGTAAGTTCACTGGTATATGATACGCCTTTAGAATCTTATCGTGTTTATCGTTGTAGTGTACTTGGATAGCAAATTGACCTAACATCTTGCGATCAATAACTATTTTACGAACGCAATCCTTATTAAATAATGCCATCATTTGAGCATACTCGTTAGGTTTACGATTAGCATCTAATGCACTAAGTCCTTTTCCATAAACAAGACGTGAAATGTTGTTTATAATTGCCGAGTTCGTTGTAGAGTTCGTGTATCTATCTATTAAAAAAGAATAGAAATTATTGTCCTCGCCAAAATCCACCCAATTATCACGCTTGGATTCTTGGATTGTAGGCGTTGTGTAAGCCGATAGACTTAGTATGTGTACGTTATCACTCATAAACTATGAAAGTGTTTGTGGTAGTGTTTGATGTATATTGTCCGTTGTTTACGGAGAAAGTCGAAATGCTTTGATTAGTACAGAAAATTCTATCCTTATGACAGATAGTTGCTCCGTTTGTCAATAGTAAAGTATATCCGTGATTGTTTTTAAGAGCAAATGTTGCAGTAATCGTGTTTACATAGCCAGTTTGAGTTGAGCTTGTAATCGTTATTGTTTGTGTTACGTTGGTTTGTTCATCAGTTATAGTCATCGTTGTGTAGTTCTCAAATCTTGGAATGAAACTAAACGTCTGTGCTGATGTTGATGGAGTTAATACTATCATATCTATTAAACGTACAAACTATTAAAACGTTTTAAAATAAAAAAGGGATGACCTAAGCCACCCCTCATTTAAGCTATGAAAAAAGAATTAAGCGGAGATAATAGTTGTACTTGCTCCGAATACGCTTCCTGCAGTTCCAGCAAGTCCTGTTGCACCTGTTTCTCCTGTACAATCTAAAAGATTAGCAAGGATTTTCTCAGTTCCAACAAATGTCAAAGTGTAACCTACTAAATCACCCATCGCAGTACCATTTGTTACGTTTGCAGTAGTTAACTCCATTCCGTGTTCGATACCTGCAAGGAAGAACTGATTGTTACGTGTTTTGATTACTACGTTAGGACGTCCGTAAGACAATAACTTAACTGTCTTGTGTGTAGCAGCGTCTTGTTTTTTAAGAACTACCGACAAAGTTTGCTCAACGAATGAAGTTCCGCTTTCACGTGATGTTGTAACTACTTGATCAAATGTATTCGTTCCTTTAAGTTGGTACTTGTATAATGATGTTACGTTAGCAATTGCATCAATTGTATCTGTTGATGCAACATAAGTTACGTCTGCAGGGAAAGAATAATCCCCGTAATTAATAAAGTAGATAGCGTCAATTCCACCTACTACGTCTTTACAAACTTCGAGTCTGCCTGTTGTTATTTCGCACATTTTCTGTATATTTTATTTAGATTAAACAAAAAAGGGAAGGCACTTTACCTCCCCTTTCAATATTTGTCTGTTAATTTTAGTTAGCAGCGTTTGTGATTCCGTAAGTAACTACGTCTGATGCAAAACCGTATTTAGCATCTGCAGTGAAACGCATAATTACACGAACGTTTTGTGATCCGTCTAAGTCACCCATATCTAAAACTTTCACTTGGTTCATATCGTTCAACAATCCTGTTGCAAAGTACAAGTTAGATTTTTGAG